AATAAGTTGCATCTGCTTGATTAACTGTTGTATTTCCATTAGAAAAAGTTGGTAAATATGCAGTTCCACTTGCTATTCTTGGATTACTTAAAGGATTCCATGTTGCAAAATTATTAGTCGGTGTATCAGTAGATTGATCTATGCTAGTTAAATTATTTACAGTAAAGTTATTTCCATTACCTGATACATCTGCACCTAGACTACCAGAGTTTTCAAAGTCTAAATAGAATCCATTTGTGCCAAAAGTTAAACCAGATACAGATTTTGGTTTCCATATTCCTGTGTCTTCGTCAAATTCTCCAAATGATGTTGGGTCTAGTTGTGCATTATCAATTACTACTACTTCTGCCATATAGCCATCAAAATCATCTCCGCCTGTTGTATCTCCAACTAAATGAGCATAAGCATTATTTCCCCATTTCATATTTGCATTTTGAGATGGATAAGTAGCAGTTGAAAAACTTGTTTCCTGAACACCATTTACATAAAGCTTAAATCTATTTGATTCCGTAGATTGTGTACTATCAACTGCAAAAACTAAATGATACCAACTAGATACATCTCTAAATTTTCTATTTGTATCAAATCTCCAAGTATAACTTCCACCATTATAATTTCTAAATAATAAATTATCACTACTTCCAAATCTTACATCTAAAAAATTATTAGCATCAACCTTATAACCAAAAAGCGATTTGCCACCACCACCTAAATTTGCTCTTTTTACCCAAACACTAAAAGTATGTTTTTGCTGACTTCCTGAACTTGCAAAAGTTTTACTTAAATAATCAGAACTCCCATCATCAAATCTTAATGAGTTATCTACTTCATATCCTACAGCAGATATTGAATTACTTGGAAGTATTAAAGGCATTATATTACCTCAGTTGGAAATTCAGGTAGTGGTCTTGTAAATGTGCCGTCTTGTTGTTCGGTGTATTCATATAATGCTTTTAGTTCATCAACTGTTGTGCAGTTATTAATCATAGTTTCCATTTCATTAGATTTAGTTCTAACATCTGCTCTAAAAGATAATATGTTTGCTGGAATATCATAATCAGCAACTTCTGTAGCTTTAACTACATACCAATCAGTAGGTGCTAATAATCCACTAGCTTGTTGTTTAACTATTCTTTTCTTTTCAGTTTTTAAACCATAGTTAATAACTTGAACACCATCTTCTAATATAGGGTTTCCATCTTCATCTACTGCGTTTTCATCTTCTAATCTTTTAGCAGTTGCAGTTCCCCAAGATTTAGTAACTTGACCATTTGCAAAAGTATATTGTTCGTTTGTGTTATTGTAATATGCTGGGTCTTTGTAATTAGTTGAATCAGTTATAATTTCATAAATACCAATAGCTTCTTTTTCAGCTTGTGACCACATTGTAAATATTTTAGCTGGGTATCTTACATCTGCTATAACAATAGATTTAGGGTAATTTATAAATTGAGTTATGTTATTATTTTCGACTACTGCGTACATTGTTTATCCTTATGTTGCTGACATATTTAAAGTTCTACCCATCTCTTGCCAAACTGTACCATTGTATCTAAAAACTAAATGATCTGATTGACCTGAAACAGATGTAAAAGTTGGTGCTGTACTTCCAGCAAATTCAAAAACTGTATTGAAAGCGATTGTGTGTGAGCCACCATATTGAATATTTAAACTTATAAATGAACCTGTTGTTGCATTACTTGGTGCAGAGAAAGTTGTGTTTTCTGTTGTAGTATGTTTTGCGTTTGGTTGTGCTTGTGAATCCCAAGCTACTGCATTTGATGATGAAGTAATACTAGCTTCTGGGTAATAAGCTAAATCATTAAATTTAATTAATCCTGTACCTTTTGTAGTTAAATCTATTCCAATATTTGTATCATCTCCTGTTGCAGATAAAATTGGATTATTTCCTGTAGCATTATTTGTAATTGTAAATTCATTAACTGCACTTCCTGTTTCTACAAATTTTAATAATTCATTTGTTCCATCTCCAATAGCATTTCCATTAACATCTAATTGACCACCTAATTGTGGAGTGGTGTCATTTACTAAATCTGCTACTACTGAACTATCTAACCAATTAACTGTGTTAGCTGAATAATCTAATGTTGCTAAAGATATATCATCTGCACCATCAAAAAATTTTAAAGTTGGTGTAGTTGCTGAAGTGGTATCTAGCCAAACTGTTCCAGCTACTGCTGAACTTGGTCTTGATGTTCCTGAATTAGATGTATTGATAGCCTCTAAAGTTGCGTTTAAATCGCTACGAAAAGAGGGGAAAGATTGGTTCTGAATTAAATAATCGCCTTGTGCCATGATGTTCTTATACTCCTTTTAAAAGCCTTTTGCAATATAATCAAAGGTACGACTTATTGCTGTACCACCTGAATTTTTAAATGTTAAGTCGAAGCCATTAATTGTTTTGTTTTCAACTACAAAGAAATCTCCAGTAGCTAAATCTTCGCCTGTGATTCCTACGGCATAATTAACAGATTTGAATGGGTTTGTAAATGTTACTGTGTAAGTTCCAGCACCAGAAGTTATATCATTTCCACTAAATATTCTATCAGGCATATCTATTGTAACTGTTACTTGTGAAACTACAGGTGTAGATGCTAAATCTCTTGATGTTAAAAATACTCTAAATTTAAAATATCTAGCAGTATAGTTTCCTATTACAAAATTTTGAAAAGCTGTATAAGTTATATTATCATCTGAAGTTGCTATTTCTAAATGAGCATCACAGTTTGCTGGTGTATCTCCATCAAAGTTTGAACTAGCAGAATCAAATAATCCTGTTCTATTATCAAATAAGTCATCAGGGTTATCTGATGTTTGAGTTAATGATGCTGTAATTCTAGCAGTATGTTTAGCACCAATATCAATTACATTTGCAAATTCATAATTACCATTTGCAAAAAAGTCAGCATTACTAACACCAGAATCAAAAAATCTACTTGTTTCATCATCAAAATTTCCTGAAGCTGAATCAAATAATTCTGAAGAATCTAATCTAATTGAATCATCTGCTATAACTGTATTAGTTAATGTTCCTAAAAAATCAGGGTGTTCAGATTGAGTTGCTATTGAATTATGATTAACAGTATCAGTTACATTTGAAATAATTGCAGTTGCATTAGAACTAAAGTTACCTAGTTTATCTACAGCTTTGATAAGATAAGTTCCAGCCCTAGCTGGTACAGAAATTGAAGTTGCTGGTCTTGATACTTTAGAAACTAAATTAACTGAGTTTTGCCAATCTGCTGTTCCATCTGTTTCTTCACTAAATCTAAGTTGATAGTATGCTAAATCTAAATCAGGTATTTGCGACCATGATAAATGAGCCTCTTGTCCAACAATATTACATGAAAAGTCTTCTACATCACTTGGTGGTGCAATAGCACCTACAACAGTTCTTGATGCTGTTACATAAGTTGATGAAACACCTAAAGTATTTACAGCTTTAACTCTTACATCATAAGTTTCTTGGTCAATTACATTTAAAACTCTATGAGTTAATCCTGAACCTTGTGCATAAATAATATAATCTGAATCTGTGCTTTTCTTATATTCAACTTGGTAATAATCAACAAAGCTATCAGTAGATGCACCTATAGTTACATCTAAAGCTACAATTACAGTTCCGTCATTGTATTCAATAAGTTGGTCATCTAAAGTAACACTTGCTGGTGGTTGAATTGTAAATGGATTAGGAAGATTAGTACTAGGTACTGTTGTTGCTTGTGTTTTTGTTGCCCAAGTATAATGACTATCTTGATGTTCTACTAATGATAATCCAACAGTATAATCTTCATTAAAAGTCATTCCTAAAACTCTAAATGGTTTTGCAGAAAAACCTAAAGAACTATGTGTAATATTAACTATATCTCCTATTGCTAAATCGTAAGCATCTAAACTAACAGTTATTCCTAAAGATAATGCTTCTCTTGATCTTCTTAAAATAACTTCAGCCATTTCTTCAGCTTGATATTGATTTGTTAAAGTTGTGAATGAAAATCTACCCTCTAACAAAAATCCACCATCAGCAGTTTTCATAGTTTCGTGTTGGTCAGCACTTGGAAGTCCTGAATCATCTATTGGCGGAAACTGAACTTCATCAACTTGGAAATTTCTATCAGGATTTACAAAACCAACTATAACTCTATTATATCTTTCATTTTTATCAGGTGTAGATAATGAATATCCACCTATAATATCATCTTCAGTTAATGTGATAGAAGCTGTACCTGTTGTTTCAATAACTAAACTATATTTACCTTGTGAATATGGAAGATAGCCTCTGCAACCTTTAATTAATTCTCTAACATTACTAATAAGATTTTTTGATGTATCTAAAGCAACATTAGTATCAAATATATTAATATCACTTCCACCTGAATATGGAGTTACTTGTGTTTCACAAACTAAAGACGCATCATAAAAACTTTGTAAATCTATTTCATCAGTTGTTAAACCTTTTCCATATCTTTCATTAGTTAAATAATCTAATAAACACCATGCTGGATTAGTTTGATAACTAGGAGATTGTTCTACTAAACTTGCATTATAAGTTTTAACTTTTTTACCTTGTATTTTAGCTTGTACTTTAGGAAGTCCAGCAAATGCGTCTTGATTCCATTTAAGCCTAATTGCTAAATAACATAAACCAGATAATTTATGATTACTTCCCCAATTATCTAATGTAGATAATAATGTTGATGCTGATTGACCATCTGTTCCATAATGAGGCTCAACTCTAATTAAACTTTCTCCATCTTTATAAAAGTTAGCATCTGAACTATCAACTTCTACTATTGTATTATCTGCAAAGCTAGATGCAAATGTAACTACTTTATCATCTACTCTAATTTCAGTAATATCGTTAATTTCTCCCTCTGCCATAACGATTGCCATATATAAATAGGTGTTATCTGTTCCTGAGGTTTCCATAAAGACACGAACACCACCTGTTAATCTTTCTCCATAAATTACAGGAATGTTTGCATCATTAGATTGCTTGTTAAGTAATATTCCTCTTTCAAAATCATCAAATGAGTTAGTTCCAAAATCTTCTATTTCAGGAACTTTTGGTCTTAATATCCAAGAAAGAAATAAACTTATACCAAGTGCTACAAAAGGATTTAGATTTAATGCTTTTGTAAATACTTTAGTTACTACACTAATAGGATTCCAACCACCTTTATTATGAGTTAAATATCCGTTAGCAAAGAATGTATTATCTTTATCTAATTCAAATATATAAGTTTGTGTTTCTTCTAATCTTTCTTTAATTTCAAGTAATTTAGATTTTATAATTTTACCATCTTTAAGATAAAGACCTACTGTTCCAACTTTTAAAGGTTTTACATTTTCAAAGTTATATCTTTCTTCTGTTAGTTTAGGATTATAAGATGCCCATGTTTCATTTTCAGAATCCCAAAAAGGGTGGTCAAATGTGTTTGTAGTTTCTCCATGTTCCCATTTTAATTCAACCATATCACTATGGATTGGTGTTATTAATTTAACTACTTTAGCTTGTGAAAGTTTATTATCCCAAGATAATACTTCATCTCCTATTTTAATATCTTCTATATTTTTTGAAGTTCCATCAGCTAATTTAACTTGTGTTCCAGCTATAAAACAAAAAAGAAATGATTTAATTCCAGTTTTATTTACTGGCTTTCCATAAGCACCTAGTTTTTTTAATATTTTTTCTTCTTCTTGATTAATATATGCAATAAACTCGCCTGTTGGTGCATACTTATTAAGTATCTTTTTAGCAAATTTAATTAGTAAATTATCTAACCAATTAAACATTATGCTTTACCCCATTTAATATCTAACACAGTTTGAGAACTAAAATCCATTCCTACATCTGTGCTAAAAAATCTTTGTTGTGATGTATTATTTGTTTTACGACCATTCTTCTTTTCAAAGTCAGCCCAATGAGATACGACTACTAACTGAACATTACTAGCTTTATCACTCTCTTGTATTGCAAAACTTTCTATATTTCCTTTGTATAAAAGAAATGGGCTATCAATAAGTGCGTTAGAATTATTTAAAAAACTTCTATAAATATAAACTTCATCATTTGTTATATTTTCATTAAGTACTGTTGAAATAAATGTTTGGTCAGCACCAGATAAAGTTATGGTTAAACTAGATTTACTTAAATCTGTTTCTTCTTTATGGTCAGATATACCCATAATAAAATCTGATGAATTATAAGTAACTGATGAACCTGAAATATCTGATGTTAGCGAAAAGGAACAATCAGTAATATTAACAGGAGTACTGAACCCAATAGTGATAAGATGTACTGGTCTAACATCATTTGTTGCTAATATGTTCTTTATCGCTGTTGTTAGGTTTCGGCTCATATTCTTCGTAATTTGTTTGAGTTACACTTTCTGTACCTTTTAACATAGTATATTCAAATTTGCTATTAGGTTTCTTATACTCTTTAAGATCATTAATTGAAGTATCTATTTCATCTTCATTAACAATAGCTTCTGCAATAAAGTCGGCACTTATTCTGTGTACTATCTTATATTTTTTCATTAAAGAGATTCTTCTACATCAAATTCAAATTGATATAAAGCATTACCATCTTTATCTGCACCTACAACACCAAATTCTTGAATATCGTTAGTTAGATAAACTGTAAATGGAACATTATCATATTGTATATCTGATGAAGAAACTGCTGTTGTTAAAGGTGGCTCAATCGTTAATGAACCTGTTGAAATATCTGATTGATCTGCAACGACCATATAAACTTTATCGTGATTAGCAAATTTAATAAAATCTCCAGCTTTTAATGTGCCTGTACCACTACCACCTAATGTAATTGATGTAGCCCCAGCAGATGCTGTACCATTAGGAGTTCCACTAGCTGTACCTCTAGCATCTTCGACTTCTGGTGGCACTATTGTAAAGTTTTCTTTACCTGATCTTTGCTTAATAATAAATGCCATAAGTTCGCCATAAACATCACTTCTTTTTGCTGTAATTACTTTAGCAGTAAAACCCCATCTTTGACCATCTATTTGTCTAGCAAGTTTTTTACCAGATACTGTTTTAGAAATAATTGTATTTTGAATTGATTTAATTCCTAAAGATTCAAAATTAGCAGTAGATATTGGAAATGAACCAGCCATTAGATTATATTTTTACTCCCTCTTTCATTTACAGCATTATTAATTAATTGAGTGATAGTTCCTCTTGATCTAACCAATAAATCTTCAAAGCCAGATGCGTCTAATGTATTGATATTGAAATTAACTGTAGTTGCACCTCTATTTCCACCTCTAGCAGATTGAGTGATTTGACCAGATTGGTTTGGAATAAATAATTCAGCACCTTGCTCTCCTACCATATAAGGTTGTCCTTTTTGAACAGCACCACCATTAGCTTTACCACTAAATATTTTACCAATAGTTCCTAAGAATCCACCGGATGATGTTGAAGTTTGTAATATTGAATATTTTGCTTGTGCTTTTTTGATTGCTAATAATACAGTTTCTCTAGCAATAATTTCTATAATAGTTGATAATATTTCTACCATTAAAGTTCTTGCTAAATCTTTAAATGTAGTTTTTAATTCTTTACCTAATACAATAGCCTCAGCCAATCCTCTTGAAAAACCTTTAATACCCATTTCTAATATTTTAGAAACAAATAATGCACTATCTGTAAGTTTGTCCATATCTTTTTTAATAACATCTGAAATTTTAGTAAAGTTATCTTTGGTTTCAACTAAACTTTTATTAGTATCTAAAACTGCTTTATATCCTTTATGTAAATCTCTTTGATAAGCAAATACTTTTTTATTGAGTTGATCTTGTGTTTTGCCTATTTCAATATTTACAAACGGAATCTTATTAAGAAGTACAATTAAATTTTCATATTGGTTACGCAAGAATGATACGGCTCTAGCAACACCTCTAACTGCCGCCGCAAATCCTTGAACAGCTTTAGTTAATATAAATCCAATAGCATTAGCAATAGCCTCAAAATCTTTACTGTTTTCTTCTATAAATTTATTTAAACTACTAAATTCTTTTTTAAGAGCATCAAAGAATTGAGCACCAGCTACATTTTTCTTGAAGTTAAATAATTTATCTCCAAGCATTGATAATGTACCAGTAAATGTAGTTGCAAGTTCATCAGTAGCACTTCCAAATTTACCACCTTTACCAAATACTTTTTCAAATGCTTTTATAGTTTCCTCTGCTGATACAGTTGCACCAGCTTTAAAACCAAGCATATTTCTAACACCTTTTTCTCTAAAGACATCAGCCGCCGCAATACCACCAGCAAATGATCTTTGTATTTGTTCTGCTGTTTGTTGAAAATCTAAACCTGTTACTGCCGCAACATTACCAGTAATTTCTAATATGCTTGAAAGTCTTTCAGCATCTCCAGCAACAACTGCTAAGTTTCCTGATGCCGCTTGTATTTGTTCTAGTGAAAAAGGTACTCGACTAGCAAAATCTGCCATCACATCAAATGCTTTAGCACCCTCTTGTGTACTACCAAATAATTGTTTTAATCTAACATTTAAGTCTTCAATACTTCGCCCAGTTGTTACAAATGATTTAACAACTAAACCAGCACCTAATGTTGCAAATGCACCTCTTAAAGAAAATACTGCTTTTTGTAATCCAGCTAATTTACCTCTAATACCATTAAAGGCTTGTCTAGTTTTATCTTGTGCTAGAATATTTATCTTTAAATTTTGTGCCATTATGTTTTAAACCTTTTTGCTTCAGCTAATGATTTTTCTGTTTTATATTGTTCTTGTTCTTTTTTCAAGTAGGCTAACCATAAATTATAATGGCTGACAGGCATATCAAGAACTTCTTGAATTGTAAGATGTAATCGTTCTGCTATGACTAATAGCGACCTTACATCAGGGTCGCTTTCTACTTTTTTTCGGCTTCCTCAAATGAGGTATCTAATAATATTCTATTAGCTATATTACCAATAATATTAGAATCAGCTTTCTTTCTTAATGCAAATTTATCTTCTGGGCTAAAGGCTTTAATTAATTCGCCTTTATCATTTTTAACTTGAAGTTTCATAATAATTAAATCAACAAGAACAGTTAAGTCTTGGAAGTTGTTAGACTTCTTAAAAATTATATTTTTTTCTTCAAGTGTTAGAGGCTCTGAATAAAAGACACTAGGATTACCATTTTCATCTTTCCACTCCTCAACTTCAATAGTGATAGTTTTAAGAGTTTCAAAATGAGATTTAACTCTATCAATAACTGACATAAATTAGATTATACAGTTCCTACAGTTAAAGCACCAGTTCCTTGAAATGTTACAGTTCTTGAAACGATTGCATCCATAGCATTGTTAATACTCATACCAGTAATAATACCAGTACCTGTATAACTTGCGTCTCCACTTGCATTACCCTCTGGTAATAAAACAAATGAGATAGATGAACCAGCAGTTAAAGTTTCTTGCTGAGTATCAGTTTCGTCAAAGTGCATTTCGATTGTTCCTGAGAATGAAGTTCTACCAGCTAAAAATGATTTAGTAGCATCAGTTAAAGCTGTATCTTCTACAACATCTCCAGTAGTTTCTAAAGTGAACGAAGTAACTTCGCCCATCTCTGAACCACCAACTGTTACAACTCCTTCTTTTCCGTGATGTGTTGCCATGTCTTTTTATCCTTTTTAATTTTTGGTTTAGATTGTTGTTCTTGCTTATATCCTAGTCTTAGATAATGTTCAAGATTTGTTTCATTAATAATTATCTCTGAATTATTTTTATATAGTTTAATATCTTTAGCCATAATGCTTTTTACTATTTATCTTCTTCTTCGTCAATAAAGTCTTCATCTTCCTCATCTTCTTCAAACTCCTCATCATCTAAATCTTCTTCTTCCCAAGTTTGATTATCTTCTAATGAGTTTTCTTTAATTTCTTCAATTAAATCTTTTACTTCTTCACAAAGGATAGATTCCTTATCGTGCATTTTTTCTATTTGATCTACTTTTTTAAGTATCTTATTTAATAATTTTTCATTCATGTTTTACTCCTATGGTGTTCCAGCTTGATATTCGTACATACACCTAATCGTCATTCTTATTCCACCAACAGGAAACAATGAACCCTCGTCAGTTTCTACTTGGATAACTTCCGAATCAAGTGCGTTACCATTTCGAGTAATATCACTTTCTATTGCAGTTTCAATAGCTGTTATTAACTCGTTTCTTTTGGTATCAATATTTGATTCTGCACCTTTTACAAAGCCTAATATTACAAAATCAATAGTACCTGTTCTAGTTCTAGCACCAGAGCCTAATTCAGCATCATCTCTATTTTCTTCTGATGTTTGAACAATAACTGCTGGATATTGTTGTTCAGATAATTCATCTAATATAAATGGTTGTCTTGTAGCTTTTTTAATTGCTGGGCTACTAATCGCTGAAATAGTAGACAATAATTCAGATGCTATATTTTCTCTTATGCTCATATTCTAAACTTCCTTAATTCTTTTTCTACAAATCTATTAAATGTTTTCTGTATAATATTTTTTGTTCTATCATTAAAGCCAAAAAATTTCCTATTTTTATCTCCCATTAAAACTTGGTTAAATAATGCTTTATTTCTTTCTTCAGCCCTTGCAAATCCTAAACTTATTTTATGTTTTCCTGTTTTTTTAATAGCTTGATTAGGAGTTAAACTTCCCATCATATCGCCAGAATAATGTAAATCTACTTTAGTTGGATAACCTATTTTTTGTAAATGATTAATATATCCTTGTGTATATGGTGCAAAAGGCTTGTCATTAAAATCAATACCTTTTTTAGTTTTAGTTCTAATTATTTCTAATAATTGAAATCCAGCTTGTTTAATTCCTTTATCAATAACTCTAGGAAGTACAGATTGAAATTTCTTTAGTTTATTAGATAATTGTTTTTGATTTGATTTAACTTCTAATGTTACAGCCATTATCTCTGCAATCTATTATAGCCGTGTAAGTTTTCTCGTTCAGCAACAGAGATAGATTGGTTATCGTCAGAGTCATATTCTACACCATCTTCTAATATCTTTTGAAACTCAACATTGTATTGGCTCATGTAATGTTCTGACATTCTTTCAAATCTATCTTTTTCTGTCTCTGGTCTAAATTTAGCTAATGCCGGACATAGGAATTTACCTAAAAATAAATATACACCAGCTCTTTTAAACTGATCTAAATTAACTTTATCGTTTTCTAATTCTACTGTGTTTAAAATTGTTATATCTGTAAATACATTTTGCTTATAAGTTTGCCACCATCTAATTCTTAAATCTCTTAAAATATCATTTGTTGTTTGTGCTAAAAAGAAAGTTGTTTGTGCGTCTCCTGATGCTATTCCAAAATCAAATGCGTCAGGTTGATAATTCGTTACATCAGTTGTTGTGATTACATCTGCACCAGTAAAGTTTGTCATAATAAAATCTCCTAATTGATAGATGGGGGATTTCTCCCCCACCTAATAACTCTAAT